TTCTTCTCTTATGGTGTTTTATCTATTTCAATGCCGAAAATGTTTTTTAAACTCTTTGCAGATTGTTTTAATTGCTGTTTGTTTTGATTCTCTTTTATTCTTTTACTCTTTGCATTCTGTTATACTGTTTTATTTGTTTCAATGCTTTAAAACTACTTTAAAAGAATTTATTTAAAATCTGTATTTTTTTTACTCTTGTTTCTTTGTCTCTTTATTGTTTTGGTGATCTCTTTGTTTTTCAATACTAAAGACTTGTTTTAATTGTGTAAATTTAATACTTTTTGTTTAAATCTAAACAATTATAATTTTTATGATCTTTTTTTACTATTATTTTCTTATTATTTATATATTTTAACATTTCTTTAACAGTTTTATCTCTTATGTTGTTGTATCTTTGAAGTGTAGAAAGGGAGTAAAATCTTTCTTTATCGAACCACTGCCGAAAACCTTTAATTTTTGGCTACAGTCTTAAATATGTGAGTATTTGGCTAGGGTTTAAAGATATGTTACTGGTGTAATTTATAAAGGTTCGATTCCTTTACATATCACAAAAATTAAAAATCAATCTTAAAAATAAATATTATGAAAACTCAAAAATTATATTTCCACAAAGACTTACAAATTAGGTGTTTAATGTTGAAAGTTTGGAGTTCTGGCAAATGCTTAATGGAGACAAAAAAAGGGATAGAATTTTTTGCTAATATTGGAGATATATCTGCTATATATTAAATTAAATTGTTTAGTGATAGATAATGTTCATTGTCACTGAACATTATCTTAAATTGAACATTTTAACAATAACTTAAAAACAAAAAACCTCACAAAATGAAAACTAAAAACATTATTACAACCGTTTTAAAAGTATTAACTATTTCTTTCTTTGCTCTTTGTTCTGCATTTGTTATTTATGATGCATTTACCAATGGCTCAAATCTTTAAACAATAATTAAACCTTAACAATAACATTTTAAATATATAATATTATGAAAATTACAAGAGAATTAAATTTAACAAATTTTGAATTTTGGAGTGGAGCAAAACAACATTATTTTACTTTTTCAGAATTACAAGAAATACAAAACCAATTAGAAGAGCTTTATCCTGACGGAATGAGTGAAACTAAAATAAACGATTTATTTTGGTTTGAAGAGGAGTTTTTATGTGAATGCATATGCCTAGACTTTGAAGAGTATCAAAACAGATAAAAAAATAGGTTTTCGGTTAACCTTTAAAACCGTTTTAAAAACTTTAAAAAAAACATTATGACTATTGACAAAATTAAATATTATATGAATCCTATTATTTTTAATTATTGGATCTCTAATGTACCAACGCAAAAAGATATTAATAAAGCGTATAATGACTTAAAAAAAGAAATTGATTCAGGACTTTTAAAAGGTGTAAAATATCATGCGGAATTAAATTTATTGAAAAGTAAATTATCATTTTAAAAAATAGCCTTGAATATAACACGTACTTAAATAAAAACACATATTTAAAAAATTTAATATTATGATAAACCTACTAAAAAAATATAGTTTACTGCCATTTAAAACTAGAACTTTAAGTAATGGCAAAAAAATTAAAATCTACAATAACGGAAATTTAAAAACGGTTAAAATGAAGACAAAAGAGCCAATAGTATTAATAATTTTCAAATCAATTACAATTACATTTTTTATAATTTGCGTGTTAATTGCACTTTATGATTTGGCTATTAAGATTTTAAAACATTATCAATAACAGAAATATAAAAACAGATAAAAAATAAAATTATGTATAAAGTAATAAAAAATTATTGGGCAGATAAAATTCAAGAAAAAATATCTGAAAACGAATTTAAAAACCACATTGAATCAAACGAAATTAAAAAATGCTTTGTAGGTTTTAAAGAAATTAAAAATTTTAATATCTCTATAAAAGAGGATAGAATGTATTTGAGTTATGGTTTAAGAAAAAACTCTAAAAAAAATTACTATGCTAATTTTTTAAACCACTCAATAGTCTTAAAAAATGATGTTGTAGTATTTCTTCAAGATAAAAATTATGATGATTTTAAAGAAAGGATTTTAAATAAAGAAACAATTAATATTTTAAACTCTTAAAAAATAAATTTATGGAATTTCTAAAAAAAGAAGATATAAAAATAGGTGTAAAGTTTTTATCTAGCGGTAAGCACAAAAGACTTTGCACGGTTATAGATATTTTAAAAACCTATAACCATAAAAACGAATTGGTAAAAACTACTTATATAGAGCAACACGATTTTTGCGGACAAACTTTAAAAAGTGAAGTTTCAGCGGTTTCTGTTCAAATAGGTAATTTTGAATATTTAAAAACTTTAAAATAAAAAAAAAATGGAGGTAATTAATGTTAATACATTTTTATTAATAATAGAGCAAATATATAAAAACACGTGTGAAAGTTTTGGAGAAAAATTCAATCCTGAAAAATACGAGGTTATAAAAAATAAAAAAATTATAGTCTTCAATGAAAAAATAAAGCCTTTAATTGATAAAAAATTTCAATTTGTAGGTAGTGAAAACTCTTTATTTGATCCTTTACGAAAAATAGAAATGGTTTGGTTTAATGATGGTATATTTTACGAGGTTTTTAAATATAAAAGGGGTCGAAAAAAATTAATGAATAAAATAAATATTTAATTTTAACATTTTATTAACAGTTTTTAAGATATAAAAAACTAAATTTGATTAACATTAAAAAACTACAAAATGAAAACTAAAAAACAAGTTGTAAAAAAACTAACTGAATTAATAAAAAATTTTGGTTATTGGTCTAATGAAGTTTACGATTTTAACAATGACTTAAAAAATACAAAATTTTCAAGTAAATTAACAGAAATTAATGAATTGGCAAAATATAATTTAAAATATAACTCTTAAAAAATAAAAAAAATGAAAACTTTAGACTTAATAAAAAAAGATTATATAATTTCTAAAAAAAATATAAATTGGTTAGAAAATTTTAATAAAAATAAATTTTTACAAAATCCTGATGATGATATTTTACTATCAATAGAGGTTGAAGATATTTTAAAAGAATCAATAAATAAAGTTGATTATAAAGTTAACTGGATAAAACAAACTACACACGAAAAATTATGGTTTTTAGTTTATGTTTTATTGCCAATGAATAAAGCAAAAAATTATAAAAATTTAATTCAAGTGGTTTTTAAAACAAAATTATCATCTGTAATAATGAATACAGTTTTTAACATACTTAAATAAATAACGAACATTAAAAAACAAATTTAAAGTATTGGTTTTCAGTTATAAAAAACAATTAAGGAACATTTACTAAAAAATAAGGAACACTAAAAAACTACAAAAATGAAAATAGAAACAAACAAAACCATAAAAGAAGCGTATTTGACTAACAATTTAAAAGCTGTTGATGTTATATCGTTTTTATTAGAAAACGGCTTTAAAAGTGATAAAGAAGCACAAAGAACGGCATTATCTGAATTAGATTATCAAGGGCAAAAAATAGATAACGTTTCTTTAAATTCAGATTTTATAATTATCAACTTTAAAAAATAAAAAAATGGATATAAAAACACGAAAAAAAGGTAATATTTTAAATATAAATATTAATGGCAAAAATTTTTATGCTTGGTTTTGGACTTCTAATTGTATTTATAAAGAGAAAAAAGAAAATTTAGTAAAAAATAACAGCTGGCTAATTGGTTTAGAAGGTAAAAACTTCAATAAAGATATTGTAGTTAAAAATTGTTTAGAAATTTCTCCATATTACAAAGGGGATAATTATTTAAAAAATAAAAAAGCAAGAAATATTTTAATAAATAAAGTAACTGAAAATATAAATAATCTTTAAAAAATAAAAAAAAATGAGAATTACAAAGACAAAAACAACTAGAGAAAATCGCATTGGTTGGTTTACTCAAAGAGGTGAAAAAAAATATTTATATATGGGTAATTTCACCAATGAAAAAACAGCTTTAAAATGGTTGGATAATTACCTAAAAAAAGGTAAAAATTTAAAAAGAAATTTGTTTCTTGAAGAATATGAAGTAGTAAAAGTAGAACAAAAAATAACACCCTATCTAAATAAGAATAAAAAAATAACAAAATGCCAATTTGCAAAACTTAAAAATATACCTAACGAGTTAGTTTATGTTACTTGTATTTCACATAAAAAAGTTCATTTCTTTTATTTTGAAAAAGAAAACGGAATTGTAATTTCTAAAAAATCAAGCTTTTTGCCCGAAGAAAGAATAAAAGAATTCAAGGTTTTAAATAAATCATTTCGCCCAGATAAAGGGATTTTAAAAATGATAAAAAAAGATTTAAAAGAAGAATGTTTGTTTGAAAATTACGAAAAACAAAGTCCTGAACTTGCAAAAATTGTAAATAAATGGACTGATAAAATGATAAATAAAGGATTAACTTATAAAAATTGCGGTGAATTCTTAAAAGAAGTTCAAAAAATAGGGTACACTTTCCAATATGATTTGGTTGCAGAACCATTCAATCTTAAAAAAATGTAAAAAATGAAAACAAAAAATGAATTAACAGCATTACAAAATAGTATAAATTACTACAAAATTGATGCAACTATAAAACTTTTCTTTGAAAGTGATAAGCGTAAAAAAACAAAATTTGTATTAACTCAAAATGATAAATTCTTTTCACCTAAAATGAATTACAACGAAATGAATAGATTTATTTTCGGTATTGCAATGGCAAAAGAAGTGAAATTCTAAAAAAAAAATAAAAAATGGCATTATCAAAAACAGAATTTAGAAGAATTGATATATTAAGCTTATCAATATTAACAAATCAATTAGCGTTATTTTATAATGAAGAACTAAAAAGGCTAAAAAGTAGATATTACAAACACAACTTAAAAAAATACTTAAATCTAACAATAAAAGAATTATTAATTGCAGAGCAAAAAGAATTTGATTTAATAGAGCAATCAGGCGAAGAAATTTCTACAAAACAAAGTACAAATTTGCAAAGTTCTATTGAATATTTATCAAAATTTGGATTGATAGATTTTATGTTTTTAAATAAAATGAATTTAGCTGGTCAATATGACAGAAAAAGATTAGAGGGCATTGCAGAAAAAATAATTTTAGATCATCAAAAAAAATCAAAAAAATAAATGAAACAATCTGTAGTAGTAAAAGAAGTTAACGCAGAAGAAGTAGAAAGAAAACCTTTTAATTCTGTAAAATTGGCTCATAAATATTACAAGGAGCAAAAAAAACAACTTTCTAAAGAAGAAAAAGAAACTACAAAATTTAGAATAATTCAGAAAAAATGAAAAAATACATATTTAAACATAATAAAAAAAATATAAAAATTTCAATAAAAACAAATAATGCAATTTCTGCAAAATGGACTTTAGAACGTTTAACCACTAATTACAAAGAATTTAATTTAAAGAAAATAATTTAACAGTTTTTATAATAGTTATCAACAATAAATAAGTAAATTTACAAACCTTAAAAAATAAAAAAATGACAGATCAAATTATAAAAAACATGTTGCGAGGTATTGATATTGATACTTTAGATATGATAGAAAGAAAAAAATATAATTTTCATAGGCAAGGTTTACCAAAAATTCAGGCATTGTACGAATTAGTCAAAGAAAATAATGATTTAAGCGAGCCATTGCAAGAAATTCAAGAATTAATTGAAGCTTACGAAATAACTGTAAAAATTTAAGCAATGACCGAAATAAAAAAAATGAAATTATTGTTAGACTATAATGAATTTATCGAAAAATGTGTTTCTAAAAAAGATGATATAAACAAACAAACAATTAGAGATTATTTTGAAGGTAATTACTACCACGAACCTATAAAACTATAAAAAATGAACAGAAAATTAATAATTCAAAAAATGGGGCAAAATTTCTGCTCTGAAATATCAGAAGATTATGTAGAGTTACACGTAAAAGACAATAAAGAAACCGCCGAGAAAATGTATAAAAAATACTTTAAAAATGGTGAATTTGTAAAACCGACCATTGATAGTAAAAAAACATTAAACGAAATGTTTAAAAAACAAGGTGAAATTTACACTAAAAAATACGGAAATGGAAGCGTTTAACGAACAATACGAAGACTACCAAGAAAGACTATCAAAAACAAATAGATGCGCTATTTGTGATGATGCAATAAATGAAGATAAAAACTATTGTAGTGAGAAATGTTTTAGAGATGATAACCAATAAAAAATAATTTACAATGAGCGATAAAAAAAATGAATTACCTCAAATAGTAATAACTGATTTGGGTTTAGCTAATGAAACTGTATTAAACGAAAAACAATTACAAATTTTATTTAAAAAAACGCCAAAAAAACATATTTATCAAAGACCTGCAAAAGGTGGTGGAAATTGGGATTATGTAACAGGTACTTATGTTAAAAAGGTATTAAATCTAATGTTTAATTTTGATTGGGATTTTGAAGTAGTTGAGCATAAATTTGATTTAACTTTTAAACAAGCTTTTGTTTTAGGTAAATTAACTGTTCGAACCAATGGAAAAACTATTACTAAAATGCAATTTGGTACAAAAGATATAATGTTTAAAAGAAATACAAGTTTACCTTTAGATTTAGGTAATGATTTAAAAGCAGCAACAACAAATGCATTAAAAAAATGTGCATCTGAATTAGGTATTGCAAGTGATGTTTACGCTCCGCAAGAATTTAAAGAAATAAAAGTCGTAAAAGAAATAAAAACAAGCGAAGAAAAAGAAACTGAAATAAAATTATTGTTAGAAGTTGAAGGTTTAACTATTGCGGAAGAAGAAAGAATGAATATAGATTATATTATTGAGCAAAAAGAAACTACTTCTTATGATAAATGTATAAATTTATTAAACAATCATTTACCGAAAAAAATATAATATAATGGAAAAAGAAAAAAAAAGATTCTCTAATTTTAGTAGCTCCGCTATCTATAAATTAGCATCAAAAGGAAGAGGTGCTTTAACTATTGACAATGTGGGTAGTTCTTTTTACACCTACATAAAAGAAAAGAAAAGAGAAAAAAAATTAAATAGAAGTATCAGTAATACGGTTTATACAAGAGCAATAATATGGGGAATTGTATGCGAATTGTATATTTTTGCCAAAAAACTTGATACTTCTTTTTCTGATATGAATAATGTAGGAAGGTTAACGCATCCTGATTTTGAAAATTGGACTGGTGTTCCAGATACTTTTCGTAGAATAGAATTAGTAGTTGGTGATATAAAATCTCCTTCTAGCTTAATTAAGTTTTGTGATTTGATAGAGAATACCGAAGAAGGATTAGAGTCCTTTAAAATCAATCATCCTGATTATTATTGGCAATTAGTTAGTAATGCAATTCTTACTGGTGTAGATAAAGCAGAATTATTGTTTTATATACCTTATTTAAGTGAAATGAAAGATATATTATATTTCGTTGAACATATAGAGCAAGAAAGTTTACCTTTAGATTTAGATTTAGCTCAAATACAGTGGATAGCCAATGAAATTAATGCATTTGTAACGTTTGGTAAAAACCCAATACAAATTCCATACTTGCCAAATGATTGCGAATATAAGGATTTTAATACATTTTTGTTTGACGTACCTAATACAGATAAAGAATTTTTAACAGAACGTGTAAAAATGGCAATTGAAAAATTAAAGAACTAAAAGAAAGAATAAAAATAAGTAGAGAGTATTTAAAAAGTTTAGATTAAAATTACTTACAACGTGATTGTTTAAGGAAAGTGCGAATTATTAAAACTAAAAACAAATAAAAATGGACGAAATAATACAATTAGCTAACAAAGCAATGAATATGCTTGAGGTTACAGAACTAAACAATAAAGATAAAACACTTATAACTGATGTTATTCATAAAATTCGAAAGCAAGCATTTTCTTTAAACGGTGTTGGTTGTAGTTTTTTAAAGGAATTAATAATTAAAGAAGAACTTCTAAAAACTAAATTAGCGGAAAATCTAGACCTTTATAAAGAAATAAATAATATGGTTGAATATGATAAAACTTTCTCGCAATGGAATAAATGTAATTTAGTTTTGTGGGATTTAAAAGATGCACTTTATAGATTTGGAGTTGAGGTGGATTAAAAAATTACCACCAACGTGATACGTTTATGAATAGTGCTGTTTTAAAGCTAAAAATTAACAGAAAATGAAAAAAGATATTAGACAAAAGGTTTGGAAGAAATATGACTGCAAATGCGCTTATTGTGGCAATGATTTAAAATACGATAAAATGCAAGTAGACCATATAAATGCGAAATATTTAGGTGGTAAAGATGATGTAAATAATTACAACCCAAGTTGCAGAGAATGTAACTTCTATAAAAGTACATTTACTATTGAAGGATTCAGAAAGCAAATTGCCACAATATTAGATAGGGTAAAGAAGCCTTTTATAGTACGATTAGCTCTTAAATACGGATTAATTTCTTTTAAACCTTTTGATGGACTGTTTTATTTTGAAAAGCACAAGCCTAAAGCATTATTTATAAACGGTGTTGGTAAATGTGTTTTATGCAAAAAGCCAACAGAAAAACCAACAATTAATTATTGCGATACGTGTTTGGATGATTACCAAGGAATAGAGTAAAACATTTTTACCAACATATTGCGTGAAAGGAAAGTGCGAATTAATTAATAATAAAAAAAAATAATTATGCAAGAAGATTTTAAAGAATATCTAAAAGAAGCAAGACAGAGATTTTGCAATGAAACACAAAAATACAATGTAAAAGACAATTTAAGACTAAGAACTGAAGTTGATAGCTTCTTGATTGCTTATGACCAAGCAGTATCTAAAGCATTTTCTTTGAACGCTGTTAGCCAACATCGTGAACTGTTAATTGCGTATGAGAAAAACCATTACACACCACAAGAATGGGCTTTAGCAAGTAAACAATGTATTGAGGACATAGACAACTTCTTAGCGATTAATTGTGGCTAACGTGTTGTGTATATGATTAGTTGCGTTTAAGTAAAAATAAATTATGGGTGAAGCAGAAAAAATATTAAGAAAACATTTAAAACCTGAAAAAATTACAGATGGTTTTAGACTTTTAATTTGGAACTTAAATAAGCAAAAAATAATTGATGCTATGGAAGAGTATAAAAAAAGCAATTAATTATATACGTTGTTGTACGTAGTTAAAGAATAAATAAAAACAAAACATAATGAAAGACGCAAAAAAAGAAGTAAAGGAACTTTTAGAAGAAATATACCCTCATATTGAATATTGGGATTGCAGAAATGATGAACCTATTTTATACAACCACGCTAATAAAGTTGCTTTACTTTGTATAAGTAAGCAATTAGAATTACTTAGATATTTAGGAAGTAAAACACCTAACGAGTTATACAGATGGTTAATAGAACAGAAAGTAGCATTAAAAAAACTTTAATTACTTACAACGTGATTGTGTATGAAATGTAGCGTTTTAATACACTTAAAAATTGAATAAGTAAAACAGTAAATAAATATTAAATGACATTAACCAAAGTACTTAACAGCTATTTTTTATACACGTTGTTAGTTGCTTTTAAAACGATTAAAAATGCACGAACTTTTAAAATTATACCAAAATAGAGTTAAACCAGTACAGTTTTTATTAAATAAGACAACAAATAGAGAAAGACGTATTGAGTTAAACGAAAGGTTGCAAGAAATAGCAAGGGCTATTTATGAGATTAAGAAACGAATGTAGTTTTAATTGCTACTAACGGACGAGTATATACGTTCGTTTGACGATAGGAAAATGACGTATATACATTGTTACCTATCTGTAATTTTTAAAAACCGCCTGCCTGACGATAGGAAGGCAAATAACACGAAATGATATGAAATATTTAGGAAGTAAAAATAGAATAGCAAAATACATTTTACCATTAATGATTGAAGGTAGAACAAATGAAACTTGGGTTGAGCCTTTTGTTGGTGGTGCAAATATGATTGATAAAGTAAAAGGAAAAAGAATTGGTGCTGATTTAAACGAATACGTAATTTCTTTACTAAACCAAATGAGTAAACCAAATTACAAAGCTCCAGAAATTAGCGAGGAAAAATATAATGATATTAAAAAATACCCAAGCCAATATCCAAGATGGATTGTAGGTTACGCAGGTACACAATTAAGTTTTGGTGCTACTTGGTTTGGAAGTTACAGAAGAGATAAACAAGGCAAAAGAAACTATTGTTTAGAAGCTCGAAACAATGTAAATAAGCAAAGTAAAAATATACAAGGTGTAAAGTTTATACATAGTAGTTATCAAGATTTAGAAATACCTAAAAATAGTATTATTTATTGTGACCCACCATACGACACTAAAGCAACAAAAGGTAAATACAAAGACGATTTTAACCATTCAGAATTTTGGCAATGGTGCAGAGAAAAAGCAAAAGAAGGGCATAAAGTATTTGTTTCAGAATACAATGCTCCAGAAGATTTTAAATGTATTTGGGAAAAGGAAATACCACAAAGAATGAATAATAACGTACAGACAAAAAAATCTACCGAGAAACTTTTTACGTATGAGTAAGTGGCGGTTTTTAAAAATTATTGTAGGTAACGTACTTGTATATGGTGCGTTTGAGGTACGAAAATGCATTATATACGGTGTTACCCATCTGTATTTTTAAAAATGGCAATTAGTGAGGAACGAACTAAAATTAAGAGAATGAATTACACAATAGGAATAATAGATAAGAAGATAGCTAAAGATTTAATTATAAAAAACCATTATAGCCATAAATGGACTTCTTGCAGATATGCAATAGGCTTATTTGACGAAAAACAAAATAGTGACGAACTTTTTAATAGAGGTAAATTAATAGGAGTTGCAGTTTATGGATATCCAGTTGGTAGGCAAGTAGTAAAGAGTATTACGTCTAATTTAGAAAATAAAGATGTATTAGAATTGACAAGATTGTGGCTTATTGATGAAGCACCAAAGAATAGTGAAAGTTATTTTTTAGGTAAGACTTTTAAATGGTTAAAAAATAATACTGATGTAAAAGTTTTAATTAGTTATTCTGACCCAATGCAAGACCATACAGGAGTTATTTACCAAGCTACTAATTGGTTGTATCAAGGAAATAACACAATGCTTGTAAAGGCTTATTTACATAAAATAAATGGAGAAATAATGCACCCAAGAAGTGTTGTAGCTAAATATGGAACAACTAAAGCTATTGAATTAAAAAAAATTGATAAAAACTATGAAAAAATAGAAATGAAAAAGAAACATAGGTATATTTATATTTTAAGAAAATCAGATAAGAAAAAGATAATTAATGAGCTAAAACACCCTTTAAAGGAATACCCTAAAAACAATAACAACTGCGATTGGTAGCACGTATGAGTGGTTGCCCTTTTTAAAAATATTGTGGGTAACAACGGATAAAACAAGTTTTACCAAACTAAAAATGACTTAAAATCAATTAATTAAAGTTTGATTATGAGAAAATATAAATTTCAATTAAAAGGCTATGAATATCTAAAGGTAGATATTAATGGGGTAATATTTAATACTAAAACAAATAGAATTAAAAAATTATGTTTAAATGGTTACTCTAAAGGTATTTGGGTTGATGGTAAAAAATTTTTAACAAACCCAAAACAATATTTAGAATTAAATACTAAGCATGTTGCGAAAAACAATTTTGAAAGACAATTATTAAGATATGAAAACAAAGAAAGTATGTAAGAAAGGTATTGGTAAGGCATTAGGATTTGAAGGTTGTGGCAATGAGCTAAATGTTGCTGAATTTGGTAAATCAAATTTCAGATATGGTTTAGGGTTTTCTTGTGGGTGTTTTGCTACTTGGTTAAGGTCAAGTGAGGAAGGTAATAAGATTTTAAATGGATCTATAGTCAAGGGTCGAGAAAATCTGGTTAAAATAAAAAAGAAAGAGTTTAAAGAGAAAAAGAAAGATTTAAACACTAAGAACGCAATGGATTTAGCTGATAAGTATTTCAGTAGATATGTTCGTTTAAAACACAGTAAAGATGGTAATTGTACTTGTTATACTTGTGGTACTGTAAAGGATATCAAAGATGTTGACAATGGGCATTTTATGAAAAGAGGTCATCAAGCAACAAGATACCACTTAAATAATTGTAGACCACAAGATAAGACTTGTAATGGTAATACCGCTAAAAATGGTATGCAAATAGAATTTAGAGCTAATTTAGTAAATGAGGTAGGAGAAAAGGAAGTTCAAAAAATAGAAGCTTTATCTCAAACAACTTTTCACACAAATTCAAAATATTTTAGAGATATTGCAGATTATTATAGGGTTAAAGTTAATGATATGCAAAAGGAATTAGGTGTTAAATATTGGTAACATGAGTAAGTTAAAGCTAATTAAAAAAGATAGAATTATGAAAAAAGAAAACAATGTAAATCACTTTGAAGATATTGTTGAGGATTATATGTCTTGGAAATTTTTATATGAAAAATCTAAGGAGAACAAATTCAATAAAGAACTTGAAAAGTACATAACATCAACTTCTGAAAAAATAAAGTACACACTTGTAATTCAAAATAATTTTACTATTTTTAGTTTTATAAACGATTATTTACACGATAACAACATAACTGCTAAGGTAAATGTGTCAAATAGAACAATTAAGTTAAATAACGGTTCTATTTTCGTGTTTTTAAGACATAATTTAGATAGAATGCATAGTCAAGGATGTTGTGAGTATAATTGTGTAATTATTTCAGAAGAAATGACAAATTACGAAAGAGATTATTATTCTAGGAGAGCAAGATTAAATAGATATAAATAATGGCAAACCACAAAGTAAACATATTAGAAAAAAAAGAACCTTGGAATTTGTCTCAAAAAAAATATATTATTCTTAACTTTGAATCCTACTGCGATTCATTAGAAATAGATAAGAATGCATTAATAGAAAGTATATTAAAAGATTTTTTACACGAGGTTAAATTTGGAAAAAAAGATAAAAAAGCCTAATCTTCAATTTTTAGAAGATTTTTTCAATGGGCAAGATTTAAAAAATAGAGAAATTACAATATACAAAAGTCAAAAGATTATTAATCCAGACATCTTTATAAAAGACCATATTTCTATTTTAAAAAGGAATAGCGGTAATTCTCTGTATTTACCTTATTACGATAGGTTGTATTGTATATATTTAATATTAAAATCAGAATTATGAAGAAATTAACATACGAATTTAAAAGAAAAAACACTTATTTCGCTCAATGGCAATATTACATTGAGCAAGAACTTGAAAAATTAAGATATGGAAAATAATATAACAAAAATGCTAACCTTACAAGAAAAGAGAGATAAGGCTAAACTTATAATAAAGTTAGTTAATAACTACTTTTCAGTTGAATGCAACGTTAAGTATCGTAATGATTCAGTTGTATTACCTAGACAGATAGCTATCTACCTAATTCACAGGAATATAGTTTTAAGCCTTGCTGAAATTGGTAAATTATTTGTTAGTAGAAAAAATACTCACTTAGATCATTCTACTATAATACATAATAAGAATAAAGTTATAAGTTGGTTGTCTATAAATGATAAAAGCGTTGTAAGTCATGTAGATAACCTTAAAAATGATGCTGAACTAATCTCTAAATTCACACCATTAGAAGTTGAAAAAATAAAAATTCAAGATGAGATACTTGAATTAATTAAAAATTATTCTAAATCTGATTTAATTTTACTTAAACAAGAATTGGATAAAAAGGACTTTTACGAATCAATTAAATAAATATAAATTATGAAGAATATTATAGAAAAAAGGTTAAAATTCAATAAATCATTTAATTTGCCATTGGCAGATAAACCCACTTTAATAAGTCCAGAACGTGCAGATTTGCAGTTTAAGATGATGAAAGAGGAATTATTAGAATACAAAGATGCTAAGACATTAAATAAAACTACAGATGCGTTAATTGATATGCAAGAAATCTTATTAGGTATGTTTGCAGAGCATGGAATGATACATAAGATTGAGGAATTATACAACGAGGTTCATGTTAGTAATATGAGTAAATTAGATGAAAACGGAAAACCTTTAATTAACGGCGAAAATGGTGTTTTTGATATAACAAGACCAATTGGAAAGGTAATTAAAAGCAAAAACTTTGTTGAGCCAAATTTCAATAAAATATTAAATAATTAAATAAATTTTCGTACATTTGTAATTCAGTAGGGTCGTAGCTACAACACAATATTTTACAAATTCCTATTCTTGAAGAGCCTACGACCTCTGATAGAATAGGTTTTTTTTTATTAATGAGAAAAGGATATGGAATTTGCTTAAACGAATGGATTGAGGATAGCAATATTAAAAATGAATTAAGACTACTTATCAAAATATCTTCTCTAAGCGCAGATAAAGGTTATTGCTTTGCTTCTAACGAATACTTCTCTAGTTACTTTAAAACATCTACAGTAACTATATCTAAACAAATAAATAAACTTATTAAATTAAGTTATATTGACGCTGAATATCAAAGAGAGGGAGCGGTTGTTGTTAGGAGATTTTTACGTTTAAAGGAAACTTTAATGGACGATTATCAAAAACTTAAACCGACGGTTAAAGAAAACTTTAAAGATAATATTACAAGTATTAATAATACAAGTATTAATAAAGAAAAAGAAAAAAAGTTCAATTTCAGAAAAGAATTATTAGAATTCGGGTTTGAAGAAGATTTAGTTTCAGATTGGCTAAAAGTTCGTAAAGACAAAAAAGCTTCAAATACAAAAACTGCTTTAAATGGATTTATAAACCAAGTTGAAAAAAGTAATTTAGATAAAAATGAAATTTTAAAAATTTGCGTTGAAAAAAGTTGGAGAAGTTTTAAAGCAAGTTGGGATTTAGGTTTAAATAACTCGACCAATGAAAACAAACCAGAAACCGCAGTAGAAAGATTAAATAGAGAATTAGGAATTACTAAATAATTTACAATGAGTAACATACAAATATACAAACCGCCTTTATTGGCGGTTTTAGAACAAGAAAAGAAATTACGTGAGTACAATGACCAAGAAAGGTTATTTGCTTGTAAAACGATAATTGATGGATTGCTCCTTGATTTAGGTGTAGGAACAAAAGCAGACGTACAACAACATATTAGAGCAATTAAATATCTTTGTGATGAATGTGGTAAATACTCTGTAAGTGAAATACAAAAAGCATTCTCTTTAGCAATTAGCGGAAAGTTAGAAATAGACCTTTTTCAACAAGTTAATGTTTTGGTCATTGGAAAAGTTTTAAACGCATTCGACAACTACAAAAAAGAAAAACTTAAAGTTTATAGACTTAAACAGAAAACTGAAAAAGAAACAAAATCAATGTCAGATGAAGAAGCTAAAAAATACACAATACAAGCAATTACTCTTCAAGTTAATTATTTCTTAGAAAATAGATCCGTAGATAAATCCAGAATTCATGTTTACGATATATTTGATAAAATGGGGTTAATGCCCACTGATATTGAATACAAAAATTCAGTTAAAAAAGACGCAATAGAAATACTTAAAAAAGAATACTCACAAAAAAAAGCATCATCAAAAGAAGAATTTAATAAAATAAAAACTAATATTAAACTTTTAGAAATTGGAGAAGGAGATGGTGTTATAGCTAAATGCAAAGAACTTGCCCTTGAAGATTTTTTAAGAAAAGAAACTAAAAAAGAAAAATTCTTAGAAATTATTTTAAGTAAATACTTGTAATTATTTACAACTGATTTGTACAAGGAAAGTTTAGGAATTAAAAATAAAAAAAATATGAAAAAAGAAATAGACGCAGAGTATATGATTAAAAGTTTAGGATTAGAAAAGAAACCTAAATTTTCTTTGTACGTTGTTAGGTGTTTTAAAATTAAAGCACGAAGTATTAAAAAAGTAATATGGACTTATATATTCCGATTAGCAGAAGAAGCTGACAAAATTAAAAATTTTATTACACGCTAACGGACGAGTGTATGGCAAGTAATTTAGGACTTTAATAACCAAAACTTTATAAAAATGAAGGAAAAAATAATACGAATTTTAGAAAATAGAGCAACAAAGTTTGAATCTATAAACCACTCTTATGAAGCACGGGAAGTAAAAAGCGCAATAGACACAATTAAAAGGCTCGTACCTCCTGAATTATTTGATATACACATTGTTACCTGACGAAGTGAACAGTTTAAAATACTATTTATTATGAAAAAATGGACTAAAGAAGAAGAACAAGAATTAGTGAGGCTTACTGAAAATGCGTGGGATTGGAATTTCCCTGGTTATGACTGGGTAAGAACTCACTTAGAAATTGATTACCCGAACGGTCGTACCGTGAATGCAATTAGGCAAAAGTACTATAGTATTTTAAATTGCAGGTAACGTTTGGTTATATGGTTTCGTTGTGAGGTACGAGCAATGAACTATATAACGTGTTGTATGTCTGGTGCGACTTTAAAGCACAAAACTTAATTATAAACACGAACCCTTTTTCTTCTTTTTTGAGCGAGGGTAAATTAATTTGAAAAATTAAAATGAATATAGATTTAAGATTAGGCGACACTATAGATGAAATGAAGTTAATTAAAGATAACAGCATTGATATGATACTTTGTGATTTACCATACGGAACTACTGCCTGTAAATGGGACACAATAATACCATTTGACAAACTTTGGGAACAATACAAGAGAATAATAAAACCAAATAGAGCCATTGTTTTAACTTGTTCACAGCCTTTCACAAGTTTTTTAATGTGTAGTAATGCTGAATGGTTTAGGCACGAATGGATATGGGATAAAAAAAGCTGTACAAATCCTTTTAGTATAAAGTATGCACCAATGAAAAGACACGAAAATGTATTAGTATTTAGTAGTGGTAAAATAAACCCCTTTAATAGACAAAAAACACCAAAAGACCCAAAAGACGTAAGGGTTAATTCATTAAAAAGAAGAAAGGAAAAAAAAGGGTTTGTAACAAGTGAAGTATATGGTGGAAATATTAAAAATCTACACGCTGATGACTATGACCCTTATACATCAAACCCTGTTTCAATTATTTATGTACCTAGAGGTAATAAGAAAAAGTTACACCCGACACAAAAACCAGTTGCGTTAATGGAGTATTTTATAAAAACTTATAGTAATGAAAATGAAACTGTTTTAGATAACACTATGGGAAGTGCATCAACCGCAATAGCGTGTATAAACTTAAATAGAGATTTTATAGGCATTGAAAATGATATTGATATTTATAACCTTGCTAAAAAAAGAGTGGAAGAAAAAAAAGAAGAAAAAGAGAATGAGCCACCAACTTTATTTAATGCACAGACCTAAGCACTTGCATACAACGTATTTGTGTAAGATTAGTAGCGATTAAATATAACAATAACTTAATAAATAAAAAATGAACAAAGAGCAATTACCTTTAGAAATAGACAGAATTTATAGTGAATATCACGGATTTGACTTAGGACTACTTGACGAAAAAAGCGAAAACCTTATTAAAGAAGCAATAGAAAAGCTATTAAATTTACACGTTGTTGGCAGTAGTTTTAAACTTGGACAAAAAGTATATTCTGCTTGGAGAGACAATGAATTAATTATAGAAGCAGTTGGTTTTGACGGATGTTATTTAAGAGACAATGAAGATGGGGAGGTAGAATGGCACGATGATAGTGAAATATATTTACATTAAAATTACTGCCAACGGTTTGTATAAAAAATCGTTTTAATGTTTTTTAGGTGGTGTTACCTGTAGTTTTTTAAAAAAGGGCATTGCTGACGTTAGGAAGCAAAATTAAATACAAAGATATGATAGATATAAGATTAAGTGACAATTTAGATTTAATGGCAGAAATGCAAGATAATACAGTAGATTTGATTTATTGTGATATATTGTATGGAACTGGTAGAAAGTTTAAGGACTACCAAGATTTAAAGCCTAAACGTGAAATAATAGAAGAGCATTACATACCAAGAATTAAAGAAATGCACCGTGTTTTAAAAGACACAGGTAGTATTTATTTACAAATGGATAGCAAGATTAATCATTGGATGCGATGTATTTTGGATGATGTTTTTGGTTATGATATGTTTTTATGTGAAATAATATGGGTTTACGGTAGTGGATTAAAAGCAAAATCTAAAAAATTTCATACCCATAATGACAGTATATTACACTATACAAAAGAAAATAAACATACTTATAATCCGCAAATGATTAAATTAGATAAACCAAGTAAAAGGTGGGTTACAAATACAATAAATGGTAAAAATGTACCAAAAAGAGATGCTAATGGTAAGCAAGAAACTTATTTTGTAAAAGAGATAAAAGTTGGTAATATTTGGAAGGATATACCAATGAGAAGAAATGGTATAATTTATCAAACAGAAAAACCAAAAGCATTAATAGAGCGAATAATAAAAGCAAGTAGTAATGAAGGAGATTTGGTAGCTGATTTTTACGCTGGAAGTTTTACAACTGCTGAGGTTTGCAAAGACTTAAATAGAAATTTTATAGGTTGTGATATTTCAGAAAAAGCCGTACAGATTGGTAGAGCAAGAGTGAGATCGCAACAGTAAGCGCCCTTTTTTTATTGTTGCTAACGGCTACGGCTAAACGGTCGTTTTAATGCCGTTTTAGCCATTGTTAGGCACTTTTAATTTAATATGATAAAGATAATAAAATGATAGATTTAAGATTAGGCGATTGCCTTGAAGTAATGAAAACGATTGAAGATAAAAGTATTGACGCTATTATTTGTGATTTACCTTATGGCACAACGGATTGTAAATGGGATAGTATAATACAGTTTGATAAGTTGTGGCCACAATACGAAAGAATTATAAAAGATAACGGTGCAATAGTTTTATTTGGCGCTGAGCCGTTTAGTAGTTTATTAAGATGTAGCAATCTTAATATTTATAAATATGATTGGATATGGGATAAGGTGAATAAAAAAGTTGGTTATGGAAACGCTAAAAGGCAACCTTTAAGAGGTGTTGAGAATATAAGTGTATTTTATAAAAAACAATGTACATACAACCCTATTATGGGAGTAGGAAAGCCTTACAAGTCTAAAAGTGGCGGTAATACTAAAATATACGAAAAGGGCGGCCTGAAAAGTATTGTAACGGATAATAAAGGAACGCGATACCCACACAGTATAATTAGTATAAAAGGTGATTTAAAGAAAGAAATGGGATTACACCCAACACAAAAACCTGTTGAATTGTTAGAATATTTAATTAAAACCTATACAAACGATGGTGAAACGGTTTTAGATAATACTATGGGGAGTGGCTCAACTGGTGTGGCCTGTAAACAAACAAACCGTAAGTTTATAGGAATAGAAAGAGAAGAAAAGTATTTTAAGATAGCACAGGAGCGAATTAATAGCACGTTGTTTTAATTGTGCCTAACAACGGATAAAACAAGTTTTACCAAACTAAAAATGACTTAAAATCAATTAATTAAAGTTTGATTATTGATTTTTAATCAACTAATAAACCTAATCCAAAACCAATAGGAATAGTGATTAAAGGGTTTTCATACCAAGACTTTTTATAAACTACAACTATTGGTTTTATTTCTTTTTGGTTAAATAGTGGATTTGAGTTGGTAATATCTAATCTTAATTCTGAATCACTAAATATACTCTTCTTTTTATCTCCAATAACAAAGGTCTGTTCATTGTCTTTTAATTTAAAGTTAGATACGGTATTGCCTTTATTGGTAGAAAGTAAGTCTAATGTATAATAATCTTTTTTAACTCTCTCAAAACGTCTAAAAACGAATGGTATCGTATCTTTATATTTTATAAAAACAGTATCTATTTTAACTTCTTGCTTGGTTTGTATAACTGCAATGGGTTTTTTGAACTTTTTTAATGCTATTTTTAAAGACTCATTGTTTTTAATCTCTTCTTTTAATTCTTTTTCAGTAAGTTGTAACGCTAATTTTGTAGCTACTGTTTGTCCTAATTTATTTTTAAAGTACGTTGTAGAGTCTTTTAAGGCTTTAATATTACTTTCTTGCCTTTTGATAGTTTCGTTTTTATTGGAAATACTATTAAAAAAGTAAACAAGTAGGATAACGCTAATAGTAAAAAAAAATAATTTTGCTTTTAGTTTCATAATTTGTTTAATTTATTATATCTTTTAATGCTTTTTGATAAGCTAAATGCGCGTTGTATTCGTTAATAAAATACCCTAAGTACTTTTTATTTTTACCAATTCTAATTGATGATTTCCACTTATTATTTGCTTTATTCCAATAAACACCAACATATTTAGAACTACTTTTTAAATGTTTTTGGTTAGAATTTTGCCTATTAGTTACAATTTCTAAATTCCCAACTCTATTATCAGCCTTATTGAAATTTATGTGATTAATCACTAATTTCAAACCACAAGGTTCGTGATTTAAAAAAGCCATTGCAACTAATTGGTGAACTTTAAATCTTTTTGCTTTTTTGTCCTTGTAAAGACTAACTAATAAATACCCATCTTTATCGTTATTTTGATTTAAAATTCTTTCTTTACTGTATATTAAGCTCTTTACACTACCTAAATCACTGACTTGATATAAACCCTCGTAGTTAGGGATTGTTTTGAATATTTCTTGCATAATTTTGCGTTTAAATGATGCGTTTAAAAAAAAAAGAGGAAATCGTAAACGCTTCGATTTTCAATAGAGTAATTAATTCTACCTATCCTCAATACTAATATACAAAAAATATTTTAATTATTCATCTGAAAATGAGGTGTATCTAAAAATTTCCAAAAACCTCCCCATTTGTTATCAGGGTGCAATCCTTCCCAAAACTCACCTAATTCTAAAAGTTTTTCTTTATCATACGTCAGTTCTCCATTTACAAAGAAATTAAAATCCACTGCTAACCTCTTAGCATGAAGGCTTTTTAAAGTTTTAGACAGTTTTCTATGTTTAACTAATTTAACTCCAAACAAACCACCTTTAACAACTTTATAACCAAAGAAATTTAACAGTATTTGCGACTCACTTCTAAAAGCATCTCCAAAGGTTAAATCAATTCCAATCATATCAGCGTAAACTATTAGACTAGCTATGTTTTTACTGAATATTATTTGTTTTTCTGATAGTTTCATTACTATGATTTTAAATATTTTTTAATCAATTCAAATTCTTTATTAATAATAATTTTGTCAAATTCAGAAATTGGGTTTTCTGTATCTGTTGCAATAGAAGCAAATGCAAACGCATCATTACCTTCATCTATATTTGTTCTTGCAATAAATTTTAAAATAGAATGAGAAATCATTTCTTTATAATAAATAGACTTTAGCATACCTCTTGGCATTTCAAAAACATCTATTACAATTTCACCTTCTTTTTCTAATCGTTTTAATCTTCTACTATAATCTTTATCTGTTTTTAAATCTTGATAAACTTTTGGGTCTACTTCTGGATTTCCCTTTGTCCTAGCCAACACAACAGAAACATGCTGCATTGCTTCTTTTCCATTAATACCAATTAGAATTAAAAACCTTGTTATTTCTGTTTGCTCAAAAACTCTATTTACACAACCATTTATTAAAACACCATTTTTTAACCCCATTATTTGCGGGTAGTAGGTTGTTTTAGCTGTTAACTGACTATTAGAAACCCTAAGCTTTTTCTGCGCTTTTTTGTTTTTAACATGTTGCCAAACCAAACTTAAAACAACTGGTGTTGCTCTTGTAAATAAATCCCAAAGTATCTGTTTAGTCAACATTTTTTTCGCCAGAAACCTTCTTAATAACATTAATAATTACAACACCAATATTATTAATTACAGTACCAACAGATTTACCACCTCTTGCTAAAAAAACACCTACTATAGCTATATAGATATCATACATAGTTAATGCCGAAACCTCTTTAGTTTCAAAAAAATAAGCTCTAATAGGTAGATATAAAGGTGCAACAAACATAATTAAACCGATTATCTGAAAAACCCAAATCCACATAGATTCTACAAATGTTTCTCTAGTTTCTTTTAATTTATTCATATTATTATTTTTAAATATTAATTACCTAAAGCTAATTCTCCGTAAAGTCTATACGTACTCGCTCCTGTTTTATGAATAGTCGCTCTACTATATCTGCCATCTAATTCTAAAGAGTATTTATTACTAATTAAAACTGTTGCACCATTTCCTGAAATAAAAACAGTACCAGTACCCATTTGGTCTATTTCCATTTTATCTCCAATACTCGTTAAAGAAGAAGCTGTTAAAGTAACCACTACATTAGAACTATTGGTAAAACCTATAGTCTTACCTTTACTAGAAGGCACAACCGTATAATTTGTAGACGAATTTTCTATATACTCACTAAAGCCTCTATTAGCTTCTATAATTGCTTCTATTTCAGCGTCTGTTCTCTGTGTATTAGTATCGGTTTTGATGTAACCCTCTGTAGCAATAACATTTTTAATTTCAGCGTCTGTTCTCTGTGTATTAGTAAAACTTGTTATATATCCAGCCCCGTTAACTAACTCGTTATTATTCGTTACTTTATTATACCTATCATCTAAATCTTCACCTTTATAAGATAATTTATCCAAAAAATCATATTCTCCAAAAAAAACTATTTTATTGTTAAAAGCCTCTACATACCCTTGTAATTCAGGCGTGGAGCTTGGTGGGTTTGGTAAGCCTGTAGTGTAAGCATACCCTTTATCCCAAAACTCAAACTTACCTCTTAAAGAAGTGGCTCTAAACGTACCGTTTACATCTAACTTATAACCCGCATCTGTTTCTGTGCCAATTAATAAGTTACCACTTTGGTTTACTAATTTAACCTTAGATTCAAAAACATCATTATTATCCACCCTACCCAAATGTAAATCTCTATCAAAACTATTATCACTCGTACCTATGCTAATTGCTGATGAAGCTTTTTTCCCTCTAATTAAAGCATAATTTTGATTTTCACCTATCTCAATACCTTCATTACTTCCAATAATTACACCTGTAACAGTTATATCGCCTGTAATTGTACCTCCTGTTTTATCATATTTCAATGCTAAATTTGTATTGGTCGCTAAGCCATTAATTATAGAAGTTTTATCTTCACCATTTAGAGTAACTGCATTCACATTAGAAACACTCGAACCATCACCCTCAAAAGTACTCGCCGTTACTTTATTCCCAAATCGGGCATTACCGCCATACATCTGAAATCGTAATTCACGAGCAGTACCATTAGTATTATAACCCTGTAATAATACTTGGTCTGAAGCATCATAACCAATACCTAAGCCTATTGATGGATTCGCTAATAAAAAAGACGCTGTACTATTAGTTACAAAATCAGCAACACTTGTTACAACACCACCGCCTCGAAAAATAGGCTTTATTAAATCCGCCTTTCCACTTATATCTTGATGTGTAGTTAAAAATCCACCATAATTACCTAAGTCATTATTAAATTGCGATAAATTTTTAACTAAAATTAAATCATCAACTTCTGTAGTGAAATCTGTTATATCTGCTGAATTTAAAATTACTGATCCTGATTTTCCTGCTACAGAAATAACAGAACTGGAATTATCAATTTTCGCCCAACCTGTAGCTGTTTTTACCGCCCAATCATTTACCGCCCAAGTTGAGATGCCATCTAAAGTTGTAGTTCCTGCTGTTTTTACAATATAATAATATCCAGTTATAGTTACTCCAGTAATATCAGGTGTATTTGTACTAGCATCCCAATCACCTCTTATAGACAATGAACCTTGTAAACTTGATTCTAAAGCGTTCAATTGAGATAAACTAACAGCTTCATCAACATTAACAGCATCAGATACTTTGAATCTCTTTGTAGATTCTCCTGTTAAATTATTTAAAAGAGAACCATCACCTTCAAAAGTACTCGCCGTTACTTTATTCCCGAATCGGGCATTACCACCATACATCTGAAATCGTAATTCTTTTACCGTATTCGAAGTAGTGAAGGCTTGTAATAAAACATTATCCGAAGCATCATACCCAATACCTAACTTAACCCCTGGGTTCGCTAATTTAAAAGTACTATTCGCCATTGAGTTCCAATCAGATAAAGAAGTAATTACACCACCACCTTTAAAAGAAGTTTTACCTTGAAAATCATTATCATCTATTAAAACAGCCAAACCACTTATAATTGAAGCTTTATCTTCACCATTTAAGGTTATTGCATCTACATCTAAATTATCGACAAAAGGCTTGTCTACTCTCGAATCTACTCTAGAATCCACTCTCGAATCTGTGTAATATAAATTGGTTGATTCAGATACGTCACTAGTATCAAGTACAATGTCTCCTACTCTACCCGCTACGGAATTTACCTTATCTGTATTGTCTATTTTAGCCCAACCTGTTTCTGATTTTATAACCCAATCGTTAACTTTCCATTCATCAAATCCACCTACGTCTGTTGCTCCGTCTACAGAAACTACCCAATAATAACCTGTTTCAGTAGTAGGTAGAATGTTTGGTGTGTTTGTATTTGCATTCCAATTACCTTGTGGCGTTAAACTACCTTTAATGTTCTCTACAACGAGATTTAATTGTCGTAAATTAACAGCCTCACTATCGTTTTCAGCATCTAAAACATTAAATGCTTCATCTGTACTTCCATTTTTATCAGCTTTGCTTAATAAAGTAGATTCTAAATCTTCAATGTCCGAAATTTGACTTTGAGTTAATTTAATCCATTCACTTCCATTATACCATATAACATCCTTTTCAATCAAGCTAACGAATCCATTTCCGAAATCTCTATTACCTGACACGGAAATTGTATAAGTATCTCCATTAACCCCTATTCCGTTTAATAAATTAGGTGTGTTTGTAGATGCATTATAGTTTCCTAAAAAACCTCTAATTAGTGGTATCTTTATCTTCTTAGCGTCTTCTGAGCCTTTATTAATCATTAAATAATTACTATCTGTAGTTATATATGATTGCTCTTCCAACTCACTAATAAGTAGCGAGTTGGATATTAATTTTATTAAAGCTAATAATTCTGTATCTGTCATTTAACCTTTTGTTTTAGTCCATAGTATTAGTGATTTTCCTTTTATAGCAGTAATCCCAGCACCTATTTCTAAACTCTCTGTAGTACCCACGATAACCTCTTGAGAATCGCTTAATATTTGGTTTCCGCCACTTTTCAAAGTTACGAAAAAGTTTTTTAAGTTATTAAAGGCTTTTTCGGGTACCTCTGGTACCTCTGAAAGCTTATATTCTATCCCATTTATATTAATATAACTATGTGCAAATACCAACCTTAACTTGTGAGCCATTGCAGTACTAACCCTCATAAAAGAGAGTTTTTCAGACCTATAAACAGTATTGTCAGTTGGGTAATATTCTTTATCTCCATTATATCCATCTGTTGTTTGTTCTCCAAGATATGTTGTGTACCCTTTTAATCTAATTTTATTCTTTATACCTGTTTGATAAACCATATCTCCTAAGTTTCTTTTATCATCAGTATAGTAGTTTATATCAAATAAAAACTCTTCATCTTCTACTCTTTTTATTTTTTCAGATATGTATGTGAAATCTATATTATCGCTATCTGTTCCTACTTCTATAACTATATTAAAACTCAATGGCTCGTTGCTCATTGTTGTTAAAAACTCGTAAATCTCATAAGGTTGTAAATTATATTCAGCAGATATCTTCCTATCACTACTTCCGCTAAATGCAATGTTAAATTCTAAAATGAAAGATTGGTAAGTTTCAGAGTACCCAACTCCATCAATAGGTACTTGACCTAATCCTTCAATTGCAACTAATCCTCCTTCTTTATTTGCCCATTCAGGCAATGTAAATCCATAATTAGCATCCCCTATAACATCATCGTTAAGTGGGTTTAGTAAATCAACTACTCCGAAGTAAACCCCACTTTTACCATCCCCTAAATCAAAATAAGTACAAGTACTTTTTGCAGATAAACCTATGTTTTCTGTTCTTTTTACAGTTGATAACTCATTTGTATTTAAGTCAGAATCTATTGTAAATACATTTATATATTTTGCGTTTGTTTTAAATTGAGTTGTAATTACATCTTCTTCTAAGTAATTTTGGTAATAAGGATATGCGATTTGTCTTAATTCATTACAACTTAATGTATTTAAGTAATTTTTCTTACCACCTTCGTATTTAGAAAATATAAAAGGGTTTATTTCAGAAATACTAAAAACCGTTTCTGTTAAGTCTGTATATCCATCAATTGAAATTGATTTAGTAGTTACACAACCTAAATTATCTTTAACATAAATAGTATAATCGCCCTCTGCCAAACTTGTGTAAACATTCTCTTCTTGGTAATTAACACCATCTAAAGAATAAGCATAAGGAGAAACATAAGGAGAAATATAAGAAACAGATATATTTATAGTTGTTCCCGAAGAAAGGTTTATAACAGTATTAGTTATATCACTTGATATTAATTTTCTTGGTGTAGTGGATGATATTGTACCTATTGTTTCCCCTAAAGTATCAGTAACTCTAATATTATCTACTCCGCCCCTTGTTAATGTAACTGTAATAGGCGTAACCTCGTTAGACACAGTAAGTACTGTATTTACATACACGTTATAGTTGCCATTACCTCCTGTTACATCTAATATCGCATTTACCTTACCACATACATCTAAAGCATTTGATTCATAAGAATTTATAAATAATGTTTTAGGTATCAATGGCTCTTCTGTTGTCTCTAAAATAAAAACTTTATCGTCTTCAATTAAACTACCAAAATAACTTTCTATAAAATAATTTTCATTAGTAAATTCTAACAATACACTATCTAAAAAGAAGTTTGAAACCAACTTAATACCTCCAACTCCATCAAGATTTATAGATTGATTGAAATTCTTAGCGTTTTCAACGTGTAAATCCCCTGACGTAGCTAATGATACTTGATTACTACTAGTCCTTATTGTTTTAAAAGTTTCAGTAAAATTGAAAGTAAAAGAACCTGTATTAATAACTAAAGATAAATTATCTTCTACCGAAACATTATTATCGTCTCTAAATGTTATTTTTAATTTTTTAATTACTGCCATTATAGTCTTGCTTTTATTACTGTCATTTTTGCTTCTTCTTTGTTTTCTAATTTAACTAATCTACCATATCTCTCTTCACCGTTTTCAAGATACCTTACAAGTCCAAAATAATTAGGTATTAATTCATTACCTACTTTAGTAAATCCTAACATTTTATCTTCTATTATTTGTGTCATTTTAAATGTAAAGTTAATCTTTTTTGCTTCAACCCTTGGTTTTGGTAAATCTACTATCTGTAAATTACCGTTTTCCTTAATTGTAATTCCGCCCATTGTAGTAGATAGGTTTTGATTAGCATTACTACTACTAAATGTAATGTACTTCTTAGGGAAATGATATAAACCTCTTTTCACACTATATCCATGACCATAAAACAACCTATTCATTGGACTTAACCTGTAATTCCATAAGTTTTCAGGTTTAAAAACACCTGTCGGTAATTCATCTAAGTAATCACTCCATATATTATGAGTGTAATTACCATCTGACGAAATTTTCGCATCGTGAATCCAAATATTACTATCTCTATTTGTGTCTTCTTTAGGGTATTTATCAAATGGCTTTCTTCTAATCAATTCATAACCTACCGCATCTGTTCTGTACTTACTTATAACTTCATAAGTAGAGTCGCTCCTTGTAATAAAAGTAGATAATTCAGATAATCCATTAGGTTCATCCAAACCACTTATTTCTTCATACTCCATACTTTCTGAATGACCTAACTTAATATTTTTAAAGAAATCTACTTTAGAAGACTCACTATTAATGTTGTCAACCGAACCTAAATCTATGCCTATGAAGTTTTGTTGTGTATATGTAGCTTTTTCAATTCTAATCTTTTCTTCATTACCATTAAAATAAGTAAACCAACACAAAGGCTCTAAGTAGTTAAAACTCTCAAAAGCATTTTTAAATGATGTTTTCATCTGTATCGATTGTTCTTCATCGCTTGAATCTAAATAAGTATCAGGAAAACCCCTTGCCCAAAATCCATTGTCTACAACCATATTTTCATATTCTCCACCCACACCAAAAATAGTTGATTCAACAACATTTGTTCTACTTGTTATTTTAGCTAATATTCTATTGAAGAAATCCAAAGGCTTTATACATCTACTTATTGTAGGCGCATAATCTGTATCGTCAGTAATTGTTACCTTAGATTCAGGTACATCAAAATACATTTGAATATAAGATGTATTAAAATTACCAGATACATTTTCTCCGAATACATTAAAAGATAATGAAACACTTTGCCCTATGTTTAAAGGTATTGTAAACTCTTTATCAACCACTTGTTCTTGGTTAATTTTTAACAAAGGGTCAAAATCATGAATAGGTATAGTGTCAATAATAATATCATCAATATTATCATCATCAGCTTGAGATATTTTGAACATAAGTTTAAAATTAGTATTACCTACTCTTTTAAACACACTATTCTCTCTTATCGTGTAACGTAATTTAACTTTAACTTTTAAATCCCTATCAATGTCGGATCTCCAAAAAAACATATTACCAACCTCTTCCACCTCTCCAATCCTTATAGATTCAGAAGTGTTAACTCCATTACTATTTATGCCTGCTAAAAAAGGGTATTGTATATTATCACCACTTAAATACTCTGTTTGCATAGGTATTGTTCTACTCTCTCTAACATTAGAAGTTTTCAAAGACCTGAAACTGTTTAAAGTGTACTGATATTGTTCATCTACAAATAAACTTTCCAAAAACAAGCTTCTCGGCAATGGATTAAAAGTCTTTGTTATAATATCCCCAATATCAACACCATCAGCAGATTCATTATTAAGTAAGTCATATTCATCACTTGCTCTACTTTTTAAATCTGCATATAAACCGCCCTCTGTAGCATTTACTGTAACTTTACCTGTTCTGCTATCTTTCTTAACCGTACCTAAGTCTAATTCTTGTATGTATCTTATCTTAAACTGTTCGCTAATAGAATATAAATCTCTTTCATACTTAGTTAACGTACATTTCATTTGAATACCGTAAATAGATTCTAAATTACTTATGTATTCTGCACCATCTCCATAAAACTCTAAATCAATATCTGTTTTTACGGTAAAACCCCTACTATCAGTATCTCTATTATAACCTCTTGAATCATTATCATAGCCAACAGGCTCTTGAATAGTTTTTAATCCAAAAGGTTCACTATAAAGTTGGTAAATTACACTTCTTACTCTTTCTACGTTGTTAGCCATAATTAGTATGCTCTATCGTCTTTTAATTCTATTTTGTTATTTATGTTCAATGGTCGAGATGCAAGTTTTTCAATTCTTCGCCCCATTGTATCTATATCTGAACGCAATCCTCCAACTTCCCTAAGTAAAGAATTATCTACAACATTTTCGCTCAATGCACTTCCCATACTTGACATATTCATTTCAAAAACAGCATTGTTAATGTTATCCATATTAAATTCTTTATAGAAATCATCTCTACTCTTAAATACCCTATCTCCTTTTTCAAGATACGTCATACTATCTCCGCCCAATGTACCCATTGTTTTTAACCTACCATCTTTACTAACAATAGGCTCTGGTCTTCTCTCTTGTGTAATCGCCCAACCTTCAGGTGCATTATCCGTACCTACTTCGAATTTAGGTATTGGTTGTGATGCAACAACACCTGCTTGAACTGCACCTAAAGCAATTGTGGCAGCAGTTAGTACACCCGCAGAAATACCAAAATCAAATTTAGGTACTTGCGCCCATATACTAACAACAGCAGCAGCGGTATCCATTGCTATTTTAATTAATGTATTTTGTCTTTCAGCCTTTGCTTGTTCTGTTTTTATTCTTCTTTCTTCTTTATCGTATTTATTTCTAGCATTTGCTTTTGCTTTCTCACTTGCCAAGTCATTATCTAAAGTTAAATCCCTTACTCTTGCAGCTTCACTAAGTTCGGTTTCGTATCTTTGCATAGAAGCATCTAATACACTACCTATTAACTCCTTGCTTAAATCCGCCCAATCTCCTATTGTATTTTTAGCGTTATCAAACAAAAAATCAAACTTAGACATATCAATGTCAAACATTTCTGCAAAAGTGCTTGAAACTTCTGTGAATACACTTTTGAATAAATTTAACTTTTCTAACTTTTTAAGAAGTTCATCTACTTCATCAGAATTTACAGGTATATCAACTCCTTCTGTTCCAAGAATACCCATTAATTCTTCTATTCTTTTCTTTTTCTCCTCTGTTTTCTCATCCTTACCTTCTTCACCTCCAAGACCTGCTAATTCCGCATTTATCTTTTTAACCATTTCCTCAAACCCCTTAATTTGTAAGTCTGAAAACAACCCTGTTGCCTTTAAGTTTTTAACCAATACATCTCTATGGGCTTTTAAAGATAAAACAACGTATTTATCCTCTATATCTTTTCGCTCTTTTTTCGTTAAGTTTAAATTGTTTAACTCTACATTTTTAGCGTTTTCTAATATCTGTTTCTCTTTATTGATGCTTTTTTTAAGAGAATTTTCATTGTCTTTAAATATCTCTTCTTCTAAATCTTTTACCTTTTTTGCGTTATCTGATATTCTATCCGTACTTTCTGCAATTGCTTTTTCTTGTAGTTTATCTTTGTTTAACTTAGATTTGTTTGCAATCTTAAAATCCTCACTTGCTATAATAATATTTAATTCATCTAAATCATCAGAGTATCGTTTCTTAGCATCTAACCTTTCTTTTAAAGAGTTTTCTTCATTTTCAGCTATTTTTTTATTTAACTTTATACTTCTCTCTAACCTAAACTTCTCTATATTAAAATCTTTTTGTTTATTTTTACTATTATCACCATCACCATCACTATCTTTATTTTGATTTTTATTGAGTTGTTTGTCTTCTAGTTTTATAAGCTCCTTTAATGCTTGTAATTTACCTTTCATTGTTCCTAAAGCTAATTCATCAACATTAAGTTTATTTATAGCTTCTTCAATCATTATTCTTTCGTGCATTAAAGCACCTTTATTAACACCTGCATTTGGTATCAATTTATCTAACTCTGAAAGTCTTTCTTTTTTTAAGTTTATAACACCTAACTCTTCTTGTTTTGCACCAACTAATCCTTCTTGTATTTCTTTTTGTCTTCCTAAGAACCGAATATACCCACCATCTGCCTCTATTTTTTGCAGTTGATTTGTCTTTTCTGCAAATGCAACTATATTTGCCCATTCTTCTTTAATGCTTTTTAAACTCCTTTCATATTCAGAAGATTGAGCAGTATTAACAATATCACTTTGAGATTGATTAAGTTTTTCTATCTGCTCTAAAACATCAGAAAAATCACTAAATATCTCTCTAAATATTCTCGATATAGATCCACCGTCATTTTCAACTGATGCAACTAAGTTTTTCCAAGCGTTGTTCATTCTAATTTGAGCAGCAACCATTGTGTCAACTTTTGTAACACTTTCTATACCATACGCTTTTTCTAATTGAATAACAAATTTTGGTAACGCTTCATTAGATAAAACCTCACCTTTTCTAAGCATTTTATCTAATTCAGAAGTAGTTACGTTTAATGCCTTTGCCATAATATCCATTGCACCAGGTAAACGCTCCCCTAACTGTCTACGTAATTCCTCTGTTGTTACTTTTCCTTTAGAAATCATTTGCTCTAAAGCTAAATAAATACCTGTTAATTCATCAGTTTTTAAACCTAAAACACCTGCTGCCTTTGTAACTGTACCAAATATCTTTTGCGTTTCAGATGCACTTAAATTAGCTTCTTTAGATGCTGCCCTAAACTTAATATACCTTTTAGTAGTAGCAACAATATCCGCACCGTATCTTGTAGTTATGTCTTTCAACCACGCTTGTGTTTGCAATAACTCTTCACTATCTTTTATAACAGTTTTCATTGAGAAGCTCATAGAGTTCAATTCCCTTGTTAAAGTAAAAACTTCTTTTGAAATAGATGCTAATAATTGTACACCGCCTACAAGTCCAAAAGCACCCACAAGGTTTTTTAAACCACGAACCATTGAGCCTAATCCTGTTTTAGAGAAATTAGACGTTGCTTTATTCGCTTGATTTACTTTTTTAGTAAGAGTATCGTATTCTTTTTGTGCTTTTTTAGTTTGAACAGAATTTTTACCTTGCGAAACAATTAAGTCTTGTAAGGTTTTCTTTGCTTGTTTTTGTTGGTTTATTAATTGTACATAGGCACGAGAAAGTTCAATAGATGCAGTTTTTTGTTTTTGTAACGCTTGCTTGTTTCTTTCTATCTTGTCTGCTTCTTGTACTCTTGCTTTATTTGCTTTTGTTATTTGAGCTTCTTCCTTTTTTCTTTGTTCATTTAAAGACTGTATAGAAGATGCTAATTCGTTTTGTTTTACTTTTATCTGACCGTCTATTACAATGGCTTTTTTCTTAGTTTCGTTGAGTTTGTTAAACTCCTCTGTTACTTTAGAAACTACTAATTGGGTTTCTTTCATAGAGCCAGCACCCTTGCTTAACATAGAGTTAAACTGTTTTGCATTTTCAAGAATAGAGTTTTGCATAGTAATTAACTTACCTTGCAGTTCGTCAATTTCTTTTTTTGCTTTATCTATTCCTTCTTGATAATTATTTGCCATTCTTCTTTTGTCTTTTCTCGTTAATTAACTTAACTTCTTTTATCATTGTAATCCATTTAGATGCTACTGTTTTTTTAGTATCTATTTCATTTCTACTTAATGCTTGTTCTAACTTTACTTGTTGCTCTATTAAAGTCATTTTTTCATTGGTCGAACCCTTCTCTAATGCCTTTTTCTCTTCTTTTTTAATCCTAATCTTATTCTCACTACCTCTTAATTGCCTAACCATTCTCTCTAATTCGCTATGTAAAGGCTTTTTATCATCAATCTTGTATTTCCAATTACGTAACTCTAAAATATACGCTCTAAGCATATCTTTTGTCATTCCGCCCAATGCAATTTGTTGTAATAAACTACTTGCAACACTATATCTTGTTTCTAAATATAATAAATCATTTACCAATTCATAGTAAATTAAAGTAGTATTATCTCCTATAAGGTTTAAATACTCTTGATATATTTTATCCCATACCTCATTTATTCCTTTTTCTATCTTAACTGTATTATATCCATCATAGTCCAAATACATATAAGAAAAATCCTTACTTTCTAAGATTCTATAAAGGTTAAAAATTGGTATTTCATCGCAATTGCGGTAATATTTAAGCATATCCATTAAGGTTTAAGTTTATTATTAAGAAGTAGCGTGAAGCAATTAGAAGTATCGCTTTTTACATCGAAGCATTCTCGTAAGAATAGATGTAATAGGTTTCGCTCATTGGTGTAAAGATACAAATTTTTAATAAAACACATTTAAACGATGTTTTATTAGAAGTTGTGTACAATACCACTCTTGCTCAATGAAAAAGGAATGACTGATAAAGAAATATAAAGAAATTTTAGATAAAGAAGATTCTTATAGAGAAGGTTTAATTTCAATGCTTATAAAATATAAGGATAAGGAAAAATATTTAAAAGATATGATGCCTATGGTTTCTTTAAAGTATATTGATTTTTTAAGAGATTTTATTGAATTAGATGAAAATAAAATAAAGAATTTAACTTCCAATGAGAAAAAAGAATATAAAAAAGTTTCAGGAAAATTTATGGAGTTAATTCCTATAAAAGCAAAGAGAGAGTATGAATCAAGAGGTTTAGTTTCAACTAAATCCCATCAGAAGTATTTACATTTTCTAAAACTGAATGAATTACTGAAATAGATGCTAAAATAATTTTAATATGAAAATTAATATCTTCGTTATTAAGAAGTGTTTTTGAGTTTTTAATATTATGTAAATCAACAACTAAATTAGGAACACTTTTTTTAATGTCGGAAATATTACTTTTCAAAAACTTGCAAGGTTCTGAATAAATTGAAGTTTCATCCATCTGAATAGTACTGTACACAACACTGTATAAAATTAATTGCTACTCATTGCTTGTCATAAAATATATAATAAACTAGTGTAGGTGTTGCTTTTTTAAATAGTTAAACTTGTTTAACGCAACTAATGTTATACTAACACGTTGTAAAGATAACAATTTTATTTGAATCTAAGCAATAATTCTGCTTTTTGTTTTCCATTTCACTCTGTAAGTGTTTTTATGTATTCCTAATCTTCTACTATTAGCGTAGTTTTGTCTTACTGCATTCACGTTATTCATTGGTCAAAATTTAAGTCCGCAAATATACATCTTTTTTAAATAAAAAACCCACACTAAATTAATAGTGTGGGAAAAATAAAAACTTAACTATGCACCTCACAACATAGAATATAAAAAAATGAAATAAAAATACTCGTCAAATATAGTGAAATTAAATTAAACCCAAAAACATATTATCTAAGATGTATTTATATAGATTAGGGAGTAATATTTCATTATTTACATATTCATTGTGTTCTTTTGTTAAATCAAATAGTTTAGTACCATATATTATTTCTAATTCTTTAGCCTTACTATCTTTTGAAAATATAGTAAATGAATTTTTAGTAAATTTAGAAAAATCCATACCTTTAAAAGTACCTCCTGTCCATTCAAAATTATATCTATTTCCATATGTCTTACTGTTTATAGGTATAGGTTTTTTTTTAGCCCAATAATTTTGAGTAGATTCTTCGTATAAAGGTATTCTTGAAGAGCCATTTCTTTTAGATGGATGTACTAAATCATTCCCAAAGCTATCTAAACCTAATCCTAATTGATAATTCTTTATGAAATCTAATATCTCTTCCTTGTTATCTAAAAGTATCTGTTTTGCAATATCATGTAAATCTCGCTCAATGTCATCTAATCTATCAATAAATGGTTGTACAACTGTCATATAGCAAATATACTATAAATTACTTAATGCTTCTTGGTACGCTAAGTGTGCTTGGTGTTCGTCTGCAAATGAGCCTAAGTTTATCGTTTTTCTATTAATTCTTATTGCTGCTCTCCATCTATTTTTACTGCTTTTAGAAACACCTGTATATTTACTTGTACCACCTTTTTTATCTTTAGAATTGTTTTCTCTTTGAGATATTAGTTGTAAATTTTCAAGACTATTATCTGTGCATATATTATTAATATGGTCTACCACATATCCTTTTAATCCTTTTCTAACGTAACCTAAAAAAGCCACTGCAACAAGTTGATGAACTAATAGTACTTTCGATTTACTGAATTTAGATAAATTAACATAAGGGTAACCAAATTGATGTTTCCCTTCTTTCAATATTCGCTCTTTTACAACTCGATAAGTACCAATACCATTTACAACTTTTCTTTCAAGGCTTTTTACTCTACCTAAATTACTTACTTGATACAATCCCTCATAGTTAGGAATGTCTTTCCAAATTTCTTGCATAATTTTATGTTTTTATCTATGTTGTTAAAGAATCGTAGCAGGAACATAGAACCTTTTGCAGAAGTTAATTAGACTTCGCTACGACTATAAATGTACAAAAAAAACTCGTATAAATTAATATACGAGTTTTTTATTTTTACTAAAAAAAACACTACACCACCGTAGCAGAGATAGTTGCACTCTTGAAAATATCCTCGTCAACACTTATTCCTGAACGGTTATTTGCATTATCATACAAGGCAACCGTAATAACATCATTTGTTGAAATGCTAGATATTGTTAACGTATAAACTCCATCAACCTCTGATGAAGCTGTTGGGTTTGATGTAACCCCATTAATTTTTACTATAAAATCTCCAAATGCTGCTCCTGTAAATGGTTTACCACCTTGCTTTAATTTTGCCTTTACTGTAATAGTTGTTCCAGAATCAGCAGGTGTAGATGCATAAGATAATACAACTTCATTAACACCTTCTTGCTTTTGTGGTTTCCAATCTAACTCCTTATTTGAAATAAAGAAGTAATCAGAATCAACTTCGCTAGGATCTAAAAACTGAAAAGTAAACCCTTGCATCATTGAAGTACTAAAAGTAGCAAAACCAATACCGTCAGCATCAATCATACCAGTTGTAATACCTTTCAAAGACTCGTCATTAGCAACCGTACCTAATACGTTACCATCTTGGTCAACGAATAAAACATCGTATGCACCAAAACTATCTAATGAAGATAACGCTGCTTGATAGCTAAATCCTTTTTTAAACTTAACATTAAAAGCATATAATCCTTTTCTTGTTACGCTAATTGTACCATCCGCATCAGTTTCCTTTACGTTCTCTTCTTTGTTTGTTGTAAATTCTTTAATACCGCTTAAAACGATTAATTTACGTTCTGCTTGTAATTCCGCAATGTATTCTTGCGTGAATTCTTTTGTCTTGTCAAACTTAGAACCTTTAGGCGTTAACCATAATGAAGTAGTTGCTTTTAAAACAGCTTCACAACCTTTACTACCTGTTCCTAAATCTACTCCAACCCCGCAATTTACTAAATTGCCAATATCTGCTATTGTTGCCATAATTATTTAATATAAAATTTTGATTTAAAATATTTTGCACCCTCTACCGTTAATGGGTACTTCGTGCCTTTCTTTACTAACTTATCACCTACTTGTACATCTTCCAATAACTCATACTTTTTAGTATTATGTTTTGGCTTTATTACTTTAGGTTTCTTTACTTGTGGTTTAACCTTTTCGTCATTGACCTTTTTTTCATCTGCCATATTAATCGCATTTATTGTTAATGTAATATCTCGCTTTAATTTTTATACAAAAAGTATGTAATGGGTTTATATCTGCTTTATTTACTTTTTCAGAATCAAAACCACTAAAAACATTTTTAACACCTGTCTCTATACCTGTAATTTCGTACCTACTAAAAGAATTATCTCTTAATAATCTAACTACATCTAATCTAGCTTGTTCGTCTTTACGTCCACTTCCAACTGTTTTGTTAAGGTTTATCATAAAAACAACCTTTACATCATTTTGATATACAAACTCGTCTTCTGTTTTACTATCACTACTTGTTATAAAGAAAAATTGACCACTTTTATTATCATTATAGTACACATCTTTATAGTCGTTTTCCGAAATGTAATAACGAGCAATTACTTTGTTGTCAGTTTCTGTTCTGTAAACTCTACCATATCCATCTATATCATCTACCCAAATATCAATAAGGGCATTATATAAATCTTCTTGTATAGATTTAATTATTGTATCTATTCCAACGGTCGATGTTGTCGTAAAATTCATTAGAAACTTCTCCTTTTGTTATTGTTCTTATTCTATTCCTTTGAGAACCAAATCTCCTTTGTACAGATTTAATCTCGAAACCATATCTAGTTGCTATACCTAAAGTATGAGAGTAATTAGCCACACTTATTGCAAACTTGTTTGGTGCTTCTCTAAATATATCATAATTTAACTTACCTACAAAGTCTTTCGTAAACCTCTCGGTCACATTGTATCTTGTAGTAGTCATCATTAATTCAGAAACAACAATTACCATTCTTAAACTAATAGCATTGTCAAAAGCACTTGGGTACAAGTCAAATAACCTATCACTTACTTTATCTTTTTCAAAAACATTAGACAAAACCTGATAAGCTACCTGTGTTTTTAAATTCTCTAAATAAGAATTGAAATCATCTGTAGATATATTAAGTAATGGTTGGCAATCCCTTATATTAGCTAATGTAATTGCACTATGCTCGTCTTGGAAAAATCTACCACTATTTGTTTCTAAATTTTCAGGGGAAACAACAAAACCTTCTACGGTTTTGTCATCTCTCCATCCAATTCTTTTTATCAGTATGTCTTTAGCTTCTGATATAGATATCATATTATGAATTTGCTTGTACTACTTTAAATATATGGCTTTCAGTTGAGCTATCTAACCAAGAACCTTCTAATGCGTAAGTTAATGCAATTTCATATTCATCAACAACATCTTGAACGTTACCACCTGCACCACTTGTATCTGCTACTTGATTAATAACGTGAACATCTAAGTCAAATCCAAAAGTAGGGTCAACCATAGTTGTAAATAAACCTTCATTACTTCCAGCAGAACCATGTCCTCTTCTGTTTAATGGTTCATTCCAAGTAGTCATACCTGCTAAACCTTTTTCCCATACAAAAGAAGTTGAATTTGCTCCTATAGCCATTTGTGGCTCTTCATGTAATTCAATTCCTGGAATTTGAAAAGCAGTATTATCCGCATTCATTGTCCCGTTAGACGCTAACTTTCTATATAAAGCAGCAGTTCTTTGATCTCCTACCATTACAGTATTTTGACCATTGTACTTGTTTAATTTTTGAGTAGCCTTAACGTAATCAAATAAAACTTCTTTATCCGCTAATACGTTATCGTATTGAAGATTTGTAGTTTCATCAAAAGTCATTAATCCATCAGAACCAACTTGTGATCTACTAGAATTTAACCAAGCAATGTTTGCTGTAGATAAATCTGTATATAAAGAAATTAACTTGTTTCTTAATTCATGAGATAATATGTCTTCATAAGACAATCTATTCATATCTGCTTGCTTGTAAGAAACTTTAAACTTTTGAGTTAATCTTACATAAGTAATATCTTTAACGAAAGAATCTGGGAATGCTGCTGCTGCATGTGAAGCAGATTTAGCTGTTCCTGATGCTGTATAAACACGTTTGTTTAAATCAACCTTTGTAGGTTGCACATCAGATTGTTTCATAGCGTTTAGATTTCTAAACACTTCATTTTCCCCTGCTAATAATGCTTTTGTAGCAGAGTGTTGGTAGTCTCTAAACTCACCTTTGTCAATCAAATAATTACTTGCTTTTGTTATCGCTGCAAGTCTTTGAGTATCTGTTAAATTTGCCATTTTGTAATATTAATTTAAAATAATGATTATTACCCTATATAACTAAATCAGGGTTTTCTTTTACTACGTCTGCTAATAAGGCATTATACTCTTTACTTCCTACACCGTAACCTTTTTCTTTTGCTAACCCATCAAACTCTTCTAAGTTAGATACGTTATTAGAATTACCTCCTTTTGGATTTTGACTACCACCACCTCTTCCTTGTGGTACATTGTTCCATCCTCTTTCAGATACGAAACTTTCAACTGCATTTTCTAATTTAATAGGCTCTGCTGTTGTAGTGTCAACTAATCTTTGTCCGTCCTTGTAAACTCCATCATCTTTTACTTCATATTTCATAAAGAATAAGTCAGTAGCTTCTGATTTATTTAATCCAAGTCCTGTAGGTAATTCAGGTATTAGTGATTCCGCTTTAAGTCTATTCTTCTCTAAACTAAAACCATTTTTTAAGTTATCAAACTCTAACTCTTTATCTTTTAAAGTTTTAGTAGTATTACTTAAAGTTTGTTCTAATTCAGATATCCTTTTATTAGGCTCTATATTAGCGTTTTCAAGAACATGGTTTTTATAAGCCTTTATAAAGTCAGATGATTTTTTACCATCAAACTCTAATCCAGTTTCTTTCTTCATATTCTTAATTTGTATTTCAAAAGCATCTGAAAAAGCTTTATCCTTTACATCTCTCGACATATTAGATTTAAAAGTTTCTTCCTCTTCTTTTGTTCTTACAACTAAATTTTCTGTATCTAACTGAAAATCGGTGTCCGTCTCGGACTGTAATGCAGAAGTAAAAGCTTCAACATCACTAACTTTTGCCAACTTGGCTAAACTTTCTATAAGGTTTTTATTCATTTTTTAGTTATTTATTTTTTTAATTCTAAAATCTTCTCTTTTAACTGCTCTATATTCCATCCATGAAAAGCTTTTTTATCTGCTAACAACTCGTATTCAGCTTTTACTTTATCAAATTCAGAATCAATAGAGTCTTTTAAAACTTCTTTTATATATCTTACGTTGTAAGAATCTTTATTGATATTCAATGTTTCTGCTTGGTCGTCTGTAATCTTAGCAAAAGCCTGAATCTTATTTCCTTTAATGTCTTTAATCATTAAAGGTTGCCATTCACCTCTATGGTATTCTTCTTTAAGGTACTTGTACTCCTTCATCTGTTTTAACTGGTTTTAATTTATTAATATAACTATTCAAATTCTCTTTTAATTTTTCTTCTGTTGAAAAAACTATTTCAGCATCACTTAATGTTCCTACCCAATTAGAATAATACAATTTCTTTAACTTCTCCATATCATCTAAAAACGGAAGTAAAGAAACTTCTGAAACAGATAATGATGGGAAAGGCTCTATGTTAGATAGTTTTTTTCTATTAGATAAACCTAAAGGGTCATTTTGATATTCAGCTTCAAAGTATCTATTTCTAATATCAATAGTAGCTATTTCTGAAATCTTCTCTCTACTAGCTTCAATATATTTATCTAAAATATCATCAGGACTTTCTAATATGTATCTTGTTCCATAAGATACAGAACTCTCATATCTTTGATTTCTCAATAAAACTTTACCAAAACAATCAAGCATAAATTTATGCAACTTAGCAAAAGTGTCTGAAATATCCCTTAATCTATCTTGAACAGGTTGTGCATCCAAGAATCTACCTGTAGCAGTTTCTCTTTTACCTCCTTGCTCATAAGTTGTTCCCCACATTGCTTGAAACATAGTGTTTCTTGCTTTTTCTATAACTTCGTTATAAAACTTAGCAGTCATTAAATCTGGTTGAACATATCCAGCTACATTAGGTGCTAAAGTAGGCTCTCCTTCCATTGGTGCTTTAAGTACCATTTCATCAGAAGGGTTTGTTCTTGTTTTCATACCATCACCACCACAGCTAGAACAAGTTTGTGTAGAATATTCAGCAGGTATTTCACCTTCAGCTTCTTTAACCTTATACGAAACTTCACCTTCACCGCCACACTTAGTACATGCTTGCTCGTAACTCCAATACCTTGGGTATAAATGAGAAAGTTCATGTATGTTTGTTACAGAGACTCTTCTAAGAAAACCATCTGCATCTTCTATTAAGTCAGAAACAATGCTTTCAAATATATTAGTATTTGGGTCTTTTTCATCACCAAGTATAATAGCAGGTACAAAACCGAAGTAATTATTCATTCTTTCAGAAACAACTTCTGAAATTACACCTCCATCATTCATAAAAATCCTATCTTGGTCTTCATCAATAACCCTATAGTATTTTTTATCTTTTTCTTTTTTAATATCTTTCCCTCCTAAAGAAGAAAATTTTAATTCTTGCTCTTTGGTAAATTCCTTATGATAAGGTTCAAATATAATAGATTTTATTTTATTACCTTTATTAGAGTAATGTAATATATCTTTAGAATTGATAACATGTGTTTCCAACATTCCGTTACTATCAATATCTATAAATAATATACCATTAGGATCAATTATGTATTGTGTTTTTACCACTTTTTTAAGATACTTTTTAATATCTAAACCATCAGCTACATCACTTATTCTTTCTTTTATGAAATTTTGAGTTTCAGACGGCAAGTTATAATTAACACTTCCGCCCTTTGCAGTAAATATTTTATCAGTTGGTCTAAGTATAAAAGAAAATAAAGACCTATTAGATTTAACTAATTTTTCACGAAGTAATTTTTGAGCATTGGTTTCATATCCATCTAATTGCTCTAAATATTGTTTAACACCTTTACCTGTAAGATGCATATTAACTTTATCAGCACGTTGTCTAGCTAATTTAATAGACTTAGACGCTCCTGACTCTATTAATTTAATTATTTCATCGTTTCTTAATGCCATTTATAGTAAAGTTGTTATCTAACATCACAAAAGTAATGTTTTTTTTTTAAATAAGTTGTTTTTATATTAAAATGTTTAATTCTAAACAAATTGTTATTAAAATAAACTTCTTTTTCGAGAACTAATCATTGGTTTTCTAATAGGTTTTAAATCGAACCAAACTCTCATAAATATCATATCTCTCCAATCTGGTGAACGCCCGATATCTTGTTTTATATCTCCTTTAGATTTGCAGTCAAGTTTCCTTTCAGGGTCTTGTTCTCCTTTTGATTGTATTTGCGCCAACTCTATCTTAATCTCTTCTTTTTCTGTACTTGTTAAGTCAGCAGATATATTTAAACCGCCTTCATTTATTTTTTCCGCCAACATATAAAGGCATTGTACTTGAAGGTTTTTATAATTAGGTGTATCTTTATTTAACTTTATTGGTCTACCGTTATTTTTAAATCCTTTAGCACCAACACCATCTGTAACACCACCACCAACACCATCATCATCAATAATAATTCTATTTTTTGGCACTCTATATTTTACTCTTAATGTCATTATTGCCAACTCTACATCTGTGGTCTTTGATATATCCAAGCTAATAACATGTGATAAATCCCATCCATTCCAATACCCAATTCTAGCTTTATCACTTCCAAAACGTGCAACATCGGCAGAAATATAACCTTTACCTTTAGGAATGTGGTTATTGTCAAAAACTTGGTCAATCATCTCTTGTTCAGCTAATTGATAAGGATTATCTTCATAGTCCCAATTTCCTTTAAACAAACGTTCGTAAGTAGGTTTATGTTCTACTGCTTTAGCCATCAAACCGTCAATATAATCTTGCTCTATAAAAGGGTTTTCAGTAACCAGACAATTTAAGTATATTCTTTGTATTCTCTTTTTTCCGTTTGCTAATAGTTCTTTATTCTCCTTGTATAATTCTCCATTTTTATGTTTATCATAAAACTTTGTTTTACCCCAATTCTGCTTAGGGTTACAAGTCATAAACATTTTCTTTTTAAGGTTATGCTCCTTGTTACCATGTCTACCAATCCTTGTTCCTAAAACAATTGCAGCCATTTCATGTATTTCCCCAATTTCTTCTATCCATCCACCTGTGTATTCCGTAGAACCTAAATCCTCATACATTGGATCGGATGGTTTATAAGAAACCTCTATTAAGTTTATCCTACTTCCGTTAGGAAACTCAATATAGTTTTTCTGACCATTGACTTTATACCCATCAATACCATATTCTTTACATACTTTTCTAAATGTTTTTAAAACAGAATCAAGTAAATCTTTAAGTTGATTACGTGCAATAAACCAATTCGTATCATCATAAGCTAAACAACTAAACACTATCCAACAAACACCAGTCCATGATTTTGCACCACCTGCTGCACCTCCATATAGAAATTCATCATGTTCAGTATCTGTAAGTATCTCTAAAGCTCTTCTTTGTTTTTCGTGAGTTGCATCTCCACCTTCTTCCCAATCCCCCTCACTATTGTTAGCAATACCATTTACTATAAAATCAAAATCTCCTTTTTTAAAAGATTCAATTCTGTAGTTGAGCATAAATTCTTTTCTTTGCTCGTCTGTTTGGTTACTTATGAAGTCTTCTAATATTTCTATATCCATAAAACAAAGTTATAAAAAAAAACATAGACTAAGTTTTACCTTGGTCTATGCTTGATGTATGTCAAGGGTCGAAACTAACCAAACCTTGTAAAACCCAATTCTTTTTCTACCTATGCATAGGTGTCGGGTAACGCTACTTTATTCTAACCTTTTAAAACGGAAGTCCGTCATCGTCAACATCACTTACACTTACGTTTGATTGTTGTTGAGTGGGGTTTGTTTGTGCTTGTTGTGCTTGTAAATCTCTCAAGTTTCCAATATAGCTACCTTTCTGTCCTTGCTCCCTTTCTTCTTTTGTTACACTTGACTGTACAGATGCTGTATTGCCGTATTGGTCAGGTTCATCGTTTATCCAACAAACTACATTGTAGTATTTCGCACCATTGCTAAAAGGTTTACCATCCTTGTCTGTAGATACTATTCTGTTTTTTTCTATTTTACTCAAATCTATTGAGCCTACTAACATTTTTGCCATTTTTATTTATTTTTATAATTTAACTTAGCTTCTTTTTTTTCTTTTCTTGTGAAATAAGATTGTGCTTTACCTAAAATATTTTCGTTTTTAGGATTTATTAAAGATATTCTTTTCTTCTCGTAAGGTTTTCCTTCATAGGTTTCATATCCTAATTTTTCTACTAAAGTGTATTCCATAATATATTTATTTTAATTGTTTTTACTTTCTTTTAACCATAAGTCTATAACTATTTTAGACTTCTTTAAATCTTCTTCAAATTCTCCTTTTTTCTCTGACCTTTCTAATCTTTTTACAATGTCAAATAAGTAAGAATTCCAACCTCTTTCATTTGCAACCTTGTACAAAGTTCCTTTAGAGTTATCGTAATGTTTTGGTACTTCCATTTAAAAATCTTCTTCTTGGTCTATGATATCGTAACCTCTAACCATTAACTCTACTACAAACCAATAAGGCATATAAGCTATCTTTCTTAGTAGTATTGATTCAAATTCTCTTCTTAGTTTACTCTCTTCAAGGGGCAAGTAGCCAAAATGCTCCTTGTAAACATCAAACAACTCTTCTTTATCTTCTATTATTGTATTCATTGTGTATTTTGTTTTTGTAAATTTAGTAATTTATTTGGATAATTAAGTTATTTTTTAATTAAATTTCAAAAGTTGTAAATTCTCCTTTTGTAAATATCAATTGTTGTGCAATTCCGTTCTTAGCAATCAAAACATCACTAATACTCCAACTACTAGCACCTTTAGAAGCGTATTTTTGGTCTTTGATATTATGCCCTGCATAAAACAAATCATCTGCTCTATAAGTAGAGTGTGTATGTGCAATAATAATTGGTATATCTAATTTTCTAAAACCCGTTTGACTTCCTTTAGATCCATTTGTACCATGGTCTCCATGTTGCGAGCATTCATATTTGCCGATAAAGTAACTGTCTTGCGAAGATAAACAAGTAACCTTGTCTTGAAATTGCTCTTCTAAAAAGTGTGCAACAACTCCTTTTTCTGACTTTCCTTCCATTGCTATAGAAGTGTACTTCATATAATAAGGCGCATTTGCTATATCTTTTCTCCAATCTTGTAGTAGTATTCTATCAAACCTATCGTTATGGTTTGCTCTTGGTATAATTAAGCCATATTTCAACTTAGGTTCGAGCCATTGCTTTAATTCATCTAACTCTTTTTGTATTAAGTTAGCTCCTTTTACATATCTTTCATATTGTTGTATAGGGTCTTTTAAAATATGATTATTACAACTCTCCCCATCAACTACATCATGCATTACTAATTTTCTAATATTAAAACGCTCGCATATTTCATCATTCTTTTTATCTATTTCTGGTAAAACTTGATTTCCATGAGAATCTCCACAAACTAAACCTTCTGCTCTATCTACAATAGAAACACCTTTTTCATTTACTTCGTGTATTAAATCAATGAAATTACCATTTTCATCTGCTTCTACTTGCCTTATATGAAATATCTTTTCATTTCTAACCTCAACTATTACAAATCCTAATTTATGGCTATTTTCAGCAACTTTTCCAGCCTTTGAATCTGTATAGTTTGGAACAGTGCAAGAACCAGTTGTTAATACTGTCTTATTGGCATACCCATTTAAAGTAGGCTCTGTTTTAAGATGTAGTTTTGGGTGTCCGATTATAATTGATTTACCTTGGCTTAAACCCTGTATTCCTGTCAATGGATATTTTGCAGTAGGACTTATTTTAATATCTCCAAGAACAGTAAGGTAGCTATGAACTTCTTGTTTAGATGCAATCCAATAAGGTCTTGTTTCATTACTCCAATTTTCGTGTTCTACATCTACATGAACAGAGGTCGGGTTTTTGTACCTACCTAAAATAACTCCTAATTCAGCATTTAAGTATTCTTTGTAGTCAAGTATTCTATTCCAAAAAGGTTTATGTAAAGATGTTTCATTTTGCTCCCATGTAAATATCATATACTTACTTTCACCAACATTTCTTTTAGATGCTTCTTTAAATTGTTCAGAATCCTCTAATCTAATCTTATTTTCAGATACCGAAAGTCTCTCTAAATTAGCAGAAACCTTTCTCCTCAAAGTATCGCTATATTTTATCTTATGTTTTTTTGCAAACTTTTTAGTTAATTTGGTTATGTTTTTCTGCTTCTTGTACAATTCTACTAATTCAGCTTTCTGTTTTTTACTAAAGGATTTTCTCATTTATTCTTTATTGTTAGTTAAAAGTGATATGAACATTATTGTTAAAATTATACTTACTATAAAAACACTCTGTCTATAGTCAAAGAAGTCTTTTGCGATTGGCTCTAATATTTGTAGGTATCTCATTAGTAAATATTTATTAATGACCTTTTAACAATGTGTTTTGTTAGTAGCAATTCAAAACTACCATTATTCAATACCCAAACTTCTTCGTCACTTTGCAAAAATTCATCTACATGCTCTTTAAATAAAGCGACATCTCGCTCATTGCAATCCTCAATCCTAATAACCTCATAAGGTGTGGTAATCTTTATTGTTTTCATAACTTTTAGTTAATTTATAAGTACTGTTATTTGTTTTAAACTTTATGTAGTTTTCGGCTTCTGATAATATCTCAACAACAGAGGTAGTTAACCATATATATTGGTCGCAAAAAGGTCGCATTAATAAACTTCTTCCAACCTTTATTTCATTGTAATCTTGCGTATATTCGCCATTGCTACCAAATTCAATCCACTTAATACTATTAGAAACTTTAGTAAGCCCATCCCTTTCTCTAACCAAAGTATAGGTAGGTACAATATCAATTGGTATTTTAATTTGTTTTATTTTCATATTTATCTATTTGTTTCCTATGTTTCCTTTCTAATATTTCATGTACAATAACAAATATCTTAACCCACTTAGGTAAAGTCCTATTCGTTTTTCGGGTCATTGACCTATAACTTGAATACTTTATACCAAGCATATTAGCCATATCCTTACCAGTATAACCCAACTCCTTTAAAAGTATCTTGTACTTTATTAGTGTTTTATCGCTCATAATCCCAAATATACAACTATTTTATAACTAATAGCACTATTTATTACCGTTTTTCATTCAAATACTAAAGAAATCTCCCACAATTCAACAAGTAATCGTGAAGTTCATCAGTATATCTCGTCATAAAACAACCACTTGGTAGGAACAACTCGACCAATGTACTTTTATCATAAGCCAACTCCGTTACATAAGAAAACCCATGTATAACTTTTGGATCAACATAGAAGTCCTTAAACTCATCTTCGCCCTTGCAATCAAATCCTAAATAACTACACTTCATAACTAATCTTTGCTTAATTTACCTAATTCATATCCTATCACAAAACTCCTTACCCACTTCGGAACGACCCTTGCACCTTTCCTTGTTGCTATTCTGTAGCTACCATAACTCATTCCTAAGAGCATATTACAAAAGCTCTTACCGTTTAGTCCATTCTCTTTCAAAATCCCTTTAAAATTATCTAACATTGTATATCTCGTTTGCTTTATTGATAGAAGCTAATCTAACTAAATCTCTTGTCTCATACCACTTCTTAAATTCAACTCCAAACTTTCCACTTAATTCCATATATCTTTATTTAATTATTAATCAATAGCACAAATTATAGCGTACCACAAACACTATCATCAACCAAACTCCTCAAAACACCACCATCAAGCATCTTCTTAATCTTATGCAATCTCGGACTATTCAACCCATACTTAACCTCTACCCAAATCATCCCTCTCCATCCATCCGATACTCCTCATACCGAAAACCAATATGGAAATCCTCTAATCTCAATTCTCTTCTTTTCATATCTCTTATCGTTTAATAATACAAATATACAACTACTTTTTGTATTTCTGTTAAGATATTCTAACAAAAACACCACCTAATTACCTTTTTTGAGAAAAATTATTGTGTGAGGGTGAACACCCGCTCGGTCGGTGTAGGTTGGGGGGGTGTACCCTTGCATCTATGTAGTCTATTGTATTACATTGGGGTGTTAGTCTTTTATTAGTCTTTTATTGAAGCAGATCCACGTTATTAGCTCGCTTTATTGTCTCGTTCTAGTAGCATTATTGCGTTATATAGTGCCTTCTTTGTTTCGTCCGTTGCTTTGCTTGCATCTATTACGCCTTTCTTTTGGTTGTTATCTATCTCATAGGCTCCGATGATCTTTGCAGTCTCTTTCAATGCGTCTAACTTGTTAATCAATTTAATATCAATCGTTTTAGTTGTGATTTTATTACCTGCTCTGTCTGTTTCTGTTCGCTCTGTTTCTTTAAACGATTGAATTTGTCGTCTTGTTGCTGGTGGTAGTTTCTTTAGCTCTTCGGCCGTTAGTCCTATGTAGTCTGTCGCGTCTGTGAATGATCCATGCATAAACTCTTGTAGCACTTGCTGAGTGCTTATATGTACGTTTTGTTTTAGCCTTGACTGTATGCTATTAATGTACTTCTTACCTTCTGGCTTACTTGCAATGGCGTTAAATACGTGAACCGCTGCACTGCTGTTTTTGACCTCTGGGCAAGCAGCTTGCACTGCCTTTGTTTTATTATAACCATTACTACTCCATTCCTCTATAATATATTTATGTTTTTCGCTTAATTCCTTAACCTTAACAACCCCAGTGCTTTTTGTAGATTGTTGTTTGTTTGTGTGTGATTGTGTTTTCCTGCTCATTTTATATGATTTTAACGTTTATATTAGTTTTATTTATCTTATTGTATTCTATTATTCTATTGTATTAATGTTATCTTTTTTTTGTTC